CTCCAGCGGTTCTCTGTTAAATTTAAGTGCTTCAAATAGTGTCATGTCCAATCATTTTATTACTTTTGCAATGCCAATCACTTATTACAACGAAAAAAGCGAACTCGCGACGAGGGTACATGCCCCCGGTCGTGCGAGTTCGCTTGCGTTGTTTATTAAGTGATTGGCGTTACTTATATCAACAGGCCGGGGGCTTTTTTATATCCCTCCCCCGTGGGGATTCATCCGGAACTACCCGGCTTCATACAAAGCCAAGTCCAGCGCACCCTTCTTCATCCATCCTTCCGACAGGGCATTCTGTATGTGCTTCATTGCCTTCACGTAGAAGTCCTGAAGGTCTGCCACCGTGTCGAATGTTCGGTAATACGGCGCATCGTCCGTGCCCAGCTTGAAGGTCACGGGCAGGTTTTGGCCGTCCGTCTGTACGGCAAGGTCGTAGGCCGCCTTGTAGTTGAACTGGTTTTCGCTTGACAGCCATACGGGCTGCCCGTCGTACTCGAAGCCTGACAGGATGCGGGCGTCCGTGTTCGCGTTGTACCATTGCGACACCAGCGACCGTATTTCCTCCGCGTCCGGCCTGTGGCTAAGCTCTTCCTCCATATAGGAAGCCGAGCCGTCCTCCTTTGTTTCCACGTCCCAGCGGACGCGCCATTTCCCTTTCACCGGGTTCGTGCATTCCAGCAACGCCACACCGGCACTTCCTTCCACTCGCTTCATTGCCTAACTGAATACATACTTTGTCCGACCTTTCCCGAAGCTCTCCGTCCTGATGGTCGTCTCGAACGGAAAACCGTCGGGGATTTCCCTTATCTGCGCGAGGATGTTCTTCATCTCCTCGCTGTTGGTGAAGAACTTGCGCGGCTCACCGTTCAGCTCGATGGCGACGATGCACCTGTCCTCACCCTGTTCCGTCTTGATGCCGGTCTCAAAGTCCTTCACCACGATGGGGAGGTTCACCAGCTCGCGGATGCTCACTACCGTGCCCGGGAAACGCTTCTTGCCGTCCTCGGGCTTGTAAGACACGTTCAAACTCTTGAAGTCTCTCATTTCTTTGCCTGTTAATTTGTTAAACAACCTTATACTGTCCGCGTGTTTGGCCATGCCGTAAAAGCTGGCCGTCAGTTCACGTTTCCTTCGCTTGCTCTGGATGTCGTGCATCTTCCGGGCAAAGTTCTGTTTTACGCGCTTCCTGAGCAGGGTGTAGCCCGGGCGTATGACGTATCCCAGGAAATCAATGCCTTCGCTCACGGGGAAGATGCGCTCGTTGGGCTTGACTTCAAGCCCGGCAAGCGACAGCCTCCCGTGGATGATGTCACGGACTTTCCACAATTCCGATTTCGCTTTACCGAGCACGACGATGTCGTCACAGTACCTGTAATAATACGGCACGCCGCACTTGTCTTTCACATGATGGTCAAGGTTGTCCGACAGGAACAGGTTGCCGAGCCCCTGCGAGCTGCGCAGCCCGATGCTGATGCCGGAAGGCATCATGCGCACGAACCGCTCCAGCAGCACAAGGAGCGTCCTGTCCTTGAAAACACGCCTTACACATTCCATCAGCCTGTCCTGGCTGACACTCTCATAATACTTGCGGACATCCAGCTTGTAACAGTAGGCGGTGCCTTCAGGGTCGGATTCCATGTCCTTCCGTATGCAGTCCAGCAGGTCATGCATGCCGCGCCCCTTTATCGAAGCTGCCGTCGTGCGTATGAACCTGCGTCGCAGGTGTTCGTCCACTACGTTCATGACGGCATGGATGGCTATCCTGTCCTTCATGGGAAGCACCTGGATGCGCCTCAGCTTGCCGGCCTCCATCACTTCCATCTCGTGGTAGTTGCTGATGGTGTAGCTCCCGTCGGCCAGGCGTGCCGACAGTTCGGCGATGACTTCTTCCTTGTGGGCAAGAAGCGCACGGCCGGTACGGCTGCCCTTGCGGCGGCTGCCGCGGACTACCGCCCTGAACGACTCCTCCATGTTCGGATATGCCGTTATCTCTTCCATCAGATGTCCTTCCCTGTGCATTGATGTCGCTTTACTGTTAATGCCTTTAATGCCTTCAATCCTCCGGGCCAGGCTTCTTCGAGCCGTTTATACGGCCTACCAAACCCTATCGCCCGACACTTGATGTTCCGCCTTTCCGGCCATAGGCCGCTGCTGGCGAGGCTCATCCCCCTCGGCACCGGATTGGGCACGCGTGCCCGGCCCTGTACGCCGACTGGAGTTCCCTTGGACTGTTACCGAGACGAGAACCGATGTTCGCGTTCGTATTCGACGAATCGTTACCGCAATTCGCACGACCGACACCGGCGTTCGCATTCGCGTTGTTGTTCGACCGATAGACCACACGGCCTATGGGGGAATCCGCCTACGAACTGCAAAATTAACACTTTTATTCATCTTAACTTCCTAATTTTCAAATTTCGACGGGCTTACGCCCGTATTTTGCCATTCCTCCTGCTTTCGCTTTGTCGCTTCGCTCCCGCTTTGGCGCGCTCCGCCTTACGCTCACGCATACTCCTCCGGAACGCTCAGCGACTTGAACGCTCCGACGCTTTCCGCGACCTCGATTTTGCCGCGGAAGGCGAGACGAGAACCGATGCTCGCGTTCGCATACGACGAATCGTAACCGCAATACGCACGACCGACACCGGCGCTCGCATTCGCGTAGCTGCTCGACCGAAAGACCACACGGCCTGTGGAACCGCTCGGAACGAACTCGTCGCAGTAGTATGTAGTGGAGCTTCCAGCACCGGCAGCGCTTACTATGTCCATCCACTTCTGGTGGACAACGGCAGTCATAAAGCCGCTCGTCGTCGTGCTTTTCACCTTCCGCGTCGTGCCGTCAGGCATTTCTATATACAGCTTATACTGCTCGCTTGACGGGCTGTTCGGAAGGCTCACCTTGTCCATCCACTCCGCCTTGTTGCCGAACCAGTTCTCATAGCCCAGGCAGTTGCAGGACGCTATCTGGACATACTTGTCGGAACCGTACTCGTCCTGCGTCTTATACCAGCACCATTCCGTCTTGTGGTCGGGGTTCACCGTGTCCGCCATGCCAAGGATGGATGTCGTACCGATAATGCGCGCATTCGTGTTCTGTCCGTATCCGCACTGGTCTTGCGCGTCACGGCGGCCGTACTTCGCATAGAACAGGTTCGCCACGTCCTTGTTCATCTCCCAGTCCACCAGTTGCAAGCCCCGCTGGTTGGCATAATACACCATGTCCGGCTGCGTCAAAGAGGCCACGCTGGTGGCGCCGTTGATGGCGCTGTACAGCTTCGAGCCGATAGTCACGGCCTGGAATGCGCCGCACAGGCAAGCCTCATGCTCCACCCAGTCCGGCTCCATGTCCTCTATCTTGTCGCTGTTGCTCAGCACCACGCAGTCAAAGTCAGATGTATTGCGGATGGAGAAATGAAGCCGGGTCGCACCGTCCGGCACGTCGGATATGAGGTACATGCCGTCCACAAAACGGGCGTTCAGCGTTTCCACGATGACGCTCTTGACCACAGTTCCCGTATCGTCGGCGAACACCGCGCCCACAAGGTTGCTGCCGACTACCGACGGGAAGCGGACACGCTTGTAGCCGGATACGGATACCGTCACGGCACTGTAGTTGGAGTCAGACGTCAGCGAACTCTGGACATCCGCCTTCCCGGTCTGTACCTTCATCCCGCTGTCAATCGAGCCGCCGTCACGGAGTTCCTCAAAGGTGATGACGGTGCATTCCGGACGGTCGGGCATTTCGTCCCGGGAACTGAAGCAGGCGTATTTCCTGTTGCGCAGGTAGTCGTTCACGCCCTTGTACCAGTAATGGGGCTCATAGACGAACACGTCGCCTTCCGTGCCGTCCAGTTTTGCCGCCGTACCGTCGGCATACTTGTTGCTGTCCGCATCGTCAAGCTGCGCGATTGTCATTGTTCCCTTGACTGCCTGCTTGCCGAGCACCCGGTGCCGTTGCCGCAATATGGCCGCCACATGCGCACTCGGAACATACTGGTTGCCGTACTTGTAACCGGTCTCGTTGTCGGGGTTGCTCACATTCGCGTCGTCGCTCACCGTGTCGTCAAACTCAATCATCGTGTACTGCGGCTGCCGGATGTTCAGCTCGTCGAAGCGCTCCGCATATTTGTTGAAGGTGTCGTCGTCCAGGTATTTCGTCAGCCTGTACGTGCCGACGAGCTTGCACCGCGTATTCGTGGTGTTGCCGGATGCGTCGAAGCCGCCCAGCCCGGCGTCATACCACTCTTTCAGGTCGCTGCCGTCGCCCTCAAGCTCCAGGCCGGTGACGCGCACGTACTTCAGCTTGCCTTTCAGCGCGAACAGTTCCTTGAACACCGACAGCCCGTCGATGAGGGCGCAGTTCTCTATCCAGATGCCGGTAAGGTTACGCTTGTTGTCAAAAACTATCGCACTCCACTTGATATACTGCATGGAGCGCAGCGTAAGCGTCTGGAAGTTGGCCGGAAGGTGCAGCCTGTTTACCGCCGCACCCTCGGCGAAGGTGATGGTGCCCAGCGCCGTGCAGCCCGCCGCGTTCACCTCCTCCAGCCTGTTGCAGCCGGAAAGGTCAAGCCCCGGCAGGTTCGTGTAGTTCACAACGTCCAGTTTCCTGAGCATGGGCAACTTCGTGCCCAGCACGAGTTCGGTCAGGGCGTATGTGTTGCCGCTGTTGCCCAACACCAGTTCTTCCAGCACCGGCAGGTTCGGAAGGCTCATGTCCGTGAAGCCGCCCCAGTCCGAAAGGTCGAGCTTCTTCATCCACTCGCCGCCGTACAGGTGGAAGATGGTGCCGATGTTCGCCGTCTGCCCGTAGGTGTAGCTCCACTCATTGTCCTTTGTCACCGCGTCGTGCGTCATCGTGTCGCCCTCGCGCCGGAACTCGAAGTAGAAGTCACGCGCCGGGGTGGCCCTCACCGTCGCGCCGGCCGCGCTGTTGCCCTTGAACGATATGTCCGTGGCGGTGTACTGCCCGGTGCTGTAACGCGCGTCGAACAGGCCCATGCGGTTCGTTACCCACCAGTGCCTGTGTGCCTTGCGGTTGCCCTGCATCGCTTCCAGGTAAGAGTACTTCACGTTCGTCACGCTACCGTCGTTGTTCACCTCCACGCCCTGCGTCTTGGGCCTCACGTACTTGTTCTGCGCGTCCAGGTTGTAGATGCGCTCGCAGAACTTCGCGCTCTGCTCCGTGTCGAACATGTTGAAGATGGTCGAGTTCGACATCCTTTCCCGGATGCGCACGTAGGCCGCCGCCAGCTCGCCGGGGAACTGCTCCCTCAGGTTCTTCCAAAGCACGCTGTCGTGCCCGGCGTAGGCATAGACGGTCTTGACCTCCGTCGACAGTTCCGGGTCGGTGGTGTTCTCGTCCACGTCCCACGGGTACTTCAGGCGGCCGTCATTGCGCACGCCGAGGATGGTGTCGCAGTCGTAGAATATCATGTAGGCGAGCGTCTTGTCCTTGTCCGGGTCATACCAGAAGGCCATCATCATGTTCTTCACGCGCTGGTCGACGCAGCCCATGATGTCCGTGAACATGTAGTAGTCGCACAGGTAGTCCACGTCAAACCAGTCCGCAAGCTCCGCCTTGAACTTCGCCCCGTCGTCCTGCGTGCTCTTCACCCACTTCACCAGCGGCTCGAGGTATTTCGGCTTCCGGGTTCCGGCCTCGTACTCCGCGTTGATGTCGTCGTCGTCCGGGAAGCGCGCCTCGAACACCTTCAGCCAGTTCGGCGTGCCGTCCTCGCCCTTCGTGTCGAAGTCGTCGTCCAGGAACATGCCCATCGGGTAGTCGTTGTTCAGGAACTCCCAGCATTCGGTCGGGTTCTGCCCTCCGAACTTCTCCGTCACCCACGCCTGGTCATGGTAGCCGGGTATGTCGAGGAAGCCAAACACGGCCTCGGTGCTCTTGTCGTTGTTGAAGTTGAACTTGCCCAGGAACTGCGGGGTTTCCTCCAGCGCACCGCGGTAGAACAGGTAGCACGGCTCGCCGTCAACCGTCGTGCGCACATCATAGGGGTAGCTGCTGTCGCAGTGCCTCTGCGCCGGGGTAAGCTCCCCGGCCGCCGTCAGGATGTTCTGCACCAGCTTGGCCATACCGGTGTTGTGCGAGCTGGAGCTTTCCGCGAAGTCGGCCTTCAGGCAGAAGCAGTCCACCGGCGCGGCCTGTTTCCGGCTGCCGCTTGCCGGGCGGAAGGAGTATTTCGCCTCTTCCTGCAGCTCGCCGCCCACGCCCTGCTCGTCACAGCCGAGGTACAGGTCGCCGGCCACCTTCGAGGCGTTCTTGAAGTAGATGCGGTAGTTCTTTATCGGATAGGCAAGCGAGCTTGTGCCCTGCAGGCGGATGCAGCCGCCCACGCAGCGGAAGTTCAACGCCTGGCTGCCCTTCACCACGCACAGCATCTCGTCCACGTCGTACTTCGGGTCTTTGTCGTTGTTCACCGCCGCCTGCAGCACCGTGGGCACGCCGTTGTCCTGCCGTCCGGTGATGATGATGTACCTCATGCCGTCCGGCACGCTGTCGACCGTCACGTTGCCGCTGTCGTCGATCACGTCGTTGCTGTCGTACAAGGCCATCATGCCGTCCGAGCTGTCCTGGTCTATCATGTAGGTCTCAAGCACCTGCGAGTCGCTCAGGTACGTGTCGTAGGCACGCATGAGGTACACGTCGGTGGTCGCGCCGTCCGCGCCAAGTCCGATGTACGAAGGCGTGGCCTGGTACACGCTGTCGCTCGTCGCCCTCTGCACGCTTCCGGACATGATGCCGTTGATGTACAGGTACACCATCTCCGTGTTCAGTTTCTCGTAGTCGGACGAGCCGTCCGTGCTCTTGGGGAAGCTCACGAAGGCCACCTCGTACACTTCTCCGGCCGCCATCTTCATTGACAGCTCGCTCTTGCCCCTCGTCACCATGCGCGCTTCCTGCGTGGTGATCACGAAGCCGGTTCCGTCAGCGTCCATGCACCTTATCACCTCAGCGTCCTCGTCCACAACCTCGCTGACCTTGTACTTCACGATGAATGCCATCGCGTTGGTGACATTTTGCTCCGGCTGTTCCAGGGGGCGGTGCTGCACGGTGGCCCGCGCCGTGTCCGTCAGGCGCAGGGCGGTGCCAGTCCATCCGTCGCCGCCCCATTTGAAGCCTTCGAACACTGTCCGGATGCCGTTATAAGTCCATTCCTCGCGGTTCACGTCGCTGTTGCTCCTGCCTTGGGCGGTCAGCTTCAGCGTCAGCCCATCCGTCGGCTCGCTGAGGTTCAGGTCGCTCTTCTCCGCAATGAGCCGGAAGTTGTATGTCGTATCGCCCACTACAATCTTGCACTGCTCCTCGCCATAGTTGGAGGCGCGCAGCGTCAGGCTCTGCGCCGTGAACGGCACGGAGGCGGACGAGGCCAGCGTGCTCCCCACATACACGTCCGCCCGTGTCGGGGTTTCCTTGGGGTTGTATGCAGCATATTGCAGCGTGTAGCTGTCGTACTGCTTCGTCGGGATGTAAGGCGTTTGGCCATTTTCGATGACCGACCCGTCCGCATAGTCGAACCTTGCGGACACCAACGGGGTGTTGTTCCCGGCTTCCCGGACGCCCACGGCGAAGAGGATGCTGTTCGACTTGATGGTGCTGCCGTCCGACAGTTCCAGTTCCACCACGAGCTGCACCGTGTGGGTGCCGTGCCCAAGGTTGGTCGTCGCTATGCTGAAAGACCCGTTGGCCGTCGAACTGGTGATGCTCCTGTCCTCGGTGTCCGTGCCGTCCACATAGCAGCGCAGGGTCTTCGTGCCGGCACCGCTCAGGGCGTAGGGTATGCTGAGGGTCTGGCCGCGTGTTATGGCCGTGGCGATGTTGAAAGAGCTGCTCAGGGTCAGCTGCACCACGTTGATGCTCCACGTCACCTGGGCCACCTGCATCTCCGCGCCTTCGCCGACCTCCACACGCACCCTCACGGTATTGGTGCCCACACCCATATACTTCGTCACGTCCACCGTGTTCGTGCTGCCTGCGGATATGGTCTGCGTCAGCGTGCTGGTGTTCGCACCCTGAGTGACGGTCACGGTCACACGGCCGGGGTTGCCGGTGCTCTCTCCGGTCGCGGTGTCCGTCTGGTCGTAGGTGTAAGTCAGTTTCACCTCGTCGCCGGCCTTGACGGTCTTGTTCGGGGTGACGCGCGTCAGCACGACCTTCGTCGTGGCCACCGTGCCGCCACCGCCGCCCGTGAACATGTCGCTCGTGCTGATGACCTCCCCGGCCTCGTTCAGCAGGGAGAGAGAATAGGCCTTGTCCGTGCCCTCGCCGATTTCATTGAGCTGCAGGGCGGTGCCGTAGGTGGAGGCCTTCTCGTTTATCGCGGCAGCCACGGCCTTGCCGCTCACTGCGTTGGTCGAGTTCTCGTTGACCGACTGGTCGACCTCCATTACGGGTATGTCTATCGTCACGCCGCCTTGCTCGTCGGCCGTGTGCTCCTCCGAGGCCGTGCCGCGCGTTACCGTGATTTTCTTGATAGCGTCCGCGCCGCCGTACCTGTTCCATGCCGAAGCGGTCAGGAACGACGATATGTCAGTACCCTCGAAACGGTATTCTTCCCATTTCCCTGCGCTGACCTCGATTGTAATAATCATTCCCGGCTTGTCGTCATCGTCGATGTCAGCCCCGGCGAGTGCCGCCACGGCCGTCTCCTTTGTGTAGTAGCCGCCCGAAAAGGGTATCTCTTTCGTCACGTTGTAGAAGCCGCTGCCTGACCCTCCGCCGCTCACGACAACAAGGTCATTCTCCTCCTCGCTCCACACGTAAAGCGTATCGCCGCAGGCATACACCTTGTCTTTCAGTAACGTGTAGTCCGGGCCGTTATACAGGCCGCTCTCCGCCCATTCAGTGTACCAGCCGTTGTCTTCTACGAGGAACTGCTTGCGCGTCGTGCAGTAGGCAACTTCTGATGGCGCATAGCTGCTGTCGGTACTGCCGTTCATTGTCGGGTCGGTGCCCAAGTCGTTGACAATGCGCCCAAACCTGGCCGTTGCACCTTTCAGGGCCGTCTTGGCCGTGCTTTCATATCGGCCGGCCGCCTCGTTGGCCTCGCCCGCAGCCTCGATGGCCGCGGTCGCCGCCGTGTTGGCCGCATTCTTGGCTTCCGTGGCCGTACTGGCCGCTGCATTGGCGCTCTGGGTCGCCGTGTTGGCGGCCTGAGCGGCCTCGTTGGCCGCTGCCGCCGCCTCCGTCGCCGGTTTCTGGAGCAGCATCATCGGCACGTTTACCAGTTCATCCCCCTTTACGCCCGGGAGGGAGTTCACCCCGTTAAGGCTGTCAACGGTTTCAAGCTCCTGCACGCCCTGGCTCTCCGCCTTGATGGCGTTGAGCACCTGCTGTATGTCTTCCTGTGATATGGCCATATTATTGCATTTTATACTGGTTGAACTTCTTTCTTGTCTTCAGGTAGTCCGCGACGTACTGGTGGGTGTAGGCCTCCCGCTCGAAGCTGATGGCGCGGTAGGCCGCTTTCATGTCGCGCAGCCGTGCCAAGCGCCACAGCCATTCCAGCACGTACAGCAGGTAGAACGGCACATAGAGCAGCTCCCTCATCTGCGCCGTGTGGATGGACTCGTGGTTGTAGTCCTCCGCCGCCATCGTGCAGCCCTCGCGCACGAACAGCACGCCGAAGAGGTTTACGCACTTGAAACCCCTGAAAGGTATCACCCTGTTATACACCACTTTCATCGACGCCTCCTTTCTGTATCTGGGCGCGCAGCCCGTCTATGAACGCCGGTGTGCAGTAACGCTCCGCAAGCCCCTTCATTAGCCGCACTTCATCGTCCGTATACTCCACCGCGCCATCGCTCTTGTATATTTTCATCGCCAAGGCGTGGGCGCGGATGCCGTTCACCATCGTGTAGATTATGTCGGCAAAGCTCTCCCTTGCGTCACCTGTCCGTTTGTGCAGGCCGTTTATGCCTGTCGGCACGGTAAAATGTTTGAAGTCTATTCTCATGCGTTTATTCCGTTAAATCCGTCTATTGAATATATGGCGATTTTGCCCTTGCCGTCCTGGAACTCTATCCTGTCCGCGCTTATCATGCACAGGTTGCCCAGCATATCCTTTATGTGCACGCCGTCTATCGCGTCTATGCGCACCTCATGCCCGACTCCGCGCAGGTACATCGTTGACACGCGACCCATTGTGTCTGGGTCTGTCTCGAAATGAAGCTCAAACAGGTCTGTACGGTCTTCGCCGTTGGGCTTGCCGGTGTATTCGTCCACAGACGACGGCCCTATCATTTTTATGTATCCTTCTTTGGCGTTTATCACTATCGAGTTGCCGTATTCCTTGTCTTCCGACTTGAATGTGCCGTTCGCCTCAACGCTGCCGTCCTCCAGTATCTTGAAGTTTTCGTTCGCCGTCACAAGGCCTTCAAGTGATATGTTGGCGGCGGATATTTTTATGTCGGACGCAGTCTGTTCCACCATCGACACGATGTTCCCGTCCGCATCAAAGGCATACAGCCTGTTGGCCATCGCGGTGGTTACCAAGCCAGCCTTGTTCTTTAGTTGCCCGTCCTCGTCGAAATACTGCGACATCATCTCGTTGTACTTCGCCGTGGTGATGATGCTTGACGACTCGATGACGTTCCCGTCCTTGTCGAAGTTCGCCGCGGCTATCTTCACCAGTTTCTCGGACTGCTCGAACAGGGTCTTGTACTTGTAGGCCAGGGCTTCGGCCCTGTCCGTGCTCAGCACCAGCATGTACAGGTATATCTCGCCCGTGAACGCCAGCTTGAAGTCGCCCGTGCCGTTCCACAGGCCGGAATGGTTGAATACCTGGTAACCGTCCGTCACCGCCAGTTCGCCGTCGTAGCTGAACTCGTTGAAGTTCTCGAAACCTGTCTTGTCCAGCCCCTCGAACTTTACCGTCAGCCGCCCGGCCTTGGCCACGCGGTAGAAGAAGCTCAGGTACACCGCTTCCGGCTTCTTCTGTCCCTCGTCATTCACATCTGTGTAGCCGGGGATGAAGCGGAAGTTCGCGTGCTTCTGCAATATGTACTTGTTCCTGATATATACGGTGGTGCGTCCGTCATCGGTCTTCACGCAGGCGTAATCGGTCTTGTCGGACAAGGGCGCGCCGTTCGCCCATATCCACTTGCTGCCGAGCAGGAAGAAGGTGGCCTCGTTCTCGGTGTCCCACTTGTTCATGCCGTCGCCGAACGAGGCGTTGTCCAAGTAGCTCCGGTCTTCGGTGAAGTCCTTGCGCAGCCCCTCCACGGCGCTCTCTATCTTGCCCTCGGTTATCTCGAACCGCGTCAGGATGTCCTCACCGGTCGTCAGCACGAACGTGCCCATCAGGTACACGTTGTCGCCGTAAAGGCCGTTGCCGTGCGGCTGGTTGTCGGCCGGGAACCGGCTGTCGCTTATCCCGTCCAGGTTGCCAAGCCGCACGCGGAGGCAACCGTTGAAGTTCTTGGCGCTCACGCCGTCCAGCACGTCCACCCGCGGCTGCCCGTCCTCGGTCGCCGCGATGGAGATGAGGTTCTGGCGCAGACGGTTCTGCGTGTTGCCCATCAGCACGCACTCGTCGCCCTCCTTGGGTTCTACGCCGCCGAACTCGCTCACGGGCACGGTGACGCCTTCCCCGTCCGAGGCGGAGATTTCCACCCAATATCCGCGCAGCGACACGCCGGTGAACTCCGCGTAGCGCATCAGATCATGCGCCGTGAACTCGTTGTCCTGCTCGAAACTTATCTTGTAGTTGTTGCCGTCCTTCGTGATGGTCTTTATCTTGCCGCTGGCCGCGCTGACGACGAACTGCCCACCGATACTGCGCACTTTCTGGATGAGCAGTTCCAGGGCGACCAGCGTCTGCCGGATGGTCACCTTGTCGATGGTCAGGTTGCTCAGCCCGGTCAGCGCGTCCATCCACAGCTGCCAGCCCTCCCCGGTCATGCCGTCCACGAACTTCACCGACCGCAGCAGCTCGCGGATGACGGCGGTCAGCCATTCCGCGTTCCCGTCGCCGTCCACCGCCGCGCCTGCCTTCCCGGCCTTGTGGCTTCCGAAGTCGGCTCCCTTCAGGAAATGGATTTTCTCCTGCGCCGTGTCCTCGCGAAGCCTGCTCAGGGCTTCCTTCAATGTACGACGCGCCGAGAACACGTTGTTGTCGGTCGGATAGGTGTTGTCCCAGCTGCGTATCAGGTCGGGGAAGCTCCCCGACGTGGCGGTCTTCACGTAGTTCTTCGCGTCTGTGATGCTGTCATTGATGGTTTCCATCGCGCCGGTACTGGTCGCGTCGCAGACCTCGATGTCCATCTGCGAGGGCAGGTTCACCTTGCGCGTGACCTTGGTGATGCGGCTGCTGCGGAAACCGGTTTCCGGGAAGTACTTTTCGCTTTCCAGGCGCACGCGGCGGCCCACGTACAGGTCGATGCCGTTCTCCTCGATGTACACATGGTCGGTCGGGGCCTTGTAGCGGCTCACGTCGATGGCGTGCTCTTCGTTGTACTTGTCCACCGCTTCCTTGAACTCCTGCTCGGCCAGCGGATAGTATTCGTCCGGCATCCGTATGTTCCACAGTATGTACTTGTCGCCGGGCTTCGGGCAGAGCGTGTCGTTCGGAAGCTGCGTGTCGTCGTCATACGGCCATGTCGTTATCAGCTCGAACTCGTGGGTGTCGCTGTCGTAGTTCGCCTCGAAATAGTAGGTGCCGTCCTCCTCGTCGCCCAGCCCGGCCAGTTCGCTGCCCTCCTGGAAGGACACGCGCTTCACCTTGCCGCCTATCTCGTAGCTGTTCGGGTCGAAGCCCAGGCTGTTGTCCTTGAAGTAGAATATCTTGAACGGGTTGCCGTCCTCGTCCGTCACATCCTCGCTGCGCACGGAGCTGACCGTGCCGGTGCGCTTGGGGTAGATGTCGGAGAAGGCGTCCGCCTCGTAGTGGTGCCATACGCCGTACTTCTCCACGTTCACGTCCACGTGCTTCACGCCGCCGGGAAGCTGCAGCCGGCTGTGCCCGTATTTCTCCGGGTCGATGTTCTTGCTGCTGCCTATCGGGTACAGCCGTGTGTAGAACTTGGCGTTGTCGGCCATGTCGCACTCCAAGGATGTCAGACCCTTGCCGTAGCCCAGCGCCACTTCCTCGCCATGCTCGCAGCGGCACACGTTCACCGTCTGGCCCTCGCACCACCATTCGGCCCGGTTCCCGGCTTTCTCGGCCACTTCCTTCAGGGCCTCGTCGCAGTACTTGCCCTCGTAGTCGATGACGATGTTCTCCGTGCCTTCCACTGTGCCGACCTTCCAGTCGGTGGTGTTGTCCATGCCGTTGTTGATGCTCCTGACGATGAGGGCCACGTGCTCCCTCGGCGGCGCGGTCAGCGTGAACACGGGTTCGTCCGCCCCGTCCGTGTCGTTCAGCACCAGGAAGCGCTTCAGCAGGCTCTCGATGCCGTAGAGCTTCACGTCGTACTTCCACTCCTGCGCGCTCACCTGCTCCGGCTTGTAACGCTCCATGAGCCAGTACCGCTCGCCCATGAACTCGGCATAGTCGTTCACTTCCAGCGCCACGTGTTCGTACAGGGTGAACGACAGGGTGAGCACGTTGTCACCCTGCAGCTCCTTCGCCTGCGTCGAGTTGTCGTCGCAGGGCACCTGTGTCTTGGCTGTACCGTCGCTTCCGTATATCGTTATCATAATGCTGTTCTAACCGTGTTTTAATGTCATTCAGATGGCCGGCTTCGGTTCCCGGAAGGTCACGTAGAACCGGCCGGCCTGTTTCCCGGCCTGCCAGAGGTAGGTCAGGGGTTCGTAGTCGCTGCTTTCCTTATAAAAAACGTGCAGCGTCATGTCGAGGTCGGGAAAGCGGATGTCCAGCCACCCGTCCTCTCCCTGCTTCAAAAAGGCGATGAACGCCTTGTACCGTGACAGCCACTCATCCCGCGTGTCCGCATACAGGGCGAAGTACAGCTTCACGTCCCGCGCCTGGTTCCTCACGTCCAGCGCGGATGAGTATTTCTCGCCGTCCTCCTCCCGGATGTCCACCGCCACGTGGGTCTTCGTCTTCGCCGGGGCCATGATGGCCTTCAGGTTGTTACGGTCGCCACGTTTCTTCTCCACCAGGAAAGCGCCGTATGCCTTCCAGATGTCCGTGCCGTTGATGAGCACCTTGCCTGAGAGTATCGCGTCCATTGCCATAGTCACTTCATTTTAAGTCCGTCCCTGATTATCTTCTTGATGTCATTCTTTATCTCGCCCAGATGCTTCGCGCTGTTGCCCGTGTTCTCCTCTATCCGCCGCAGGCTGTCCACAGCAGTGCCCATCTGCGCACTTACGTCCTGCATCTTCTCGTCCATGCTCGACAGGTGCATCGCACTCGTCGTCCATAGCCCCTCTATTTTCGTGCCCTGCTCCTGGCTCATCGCCGTGTACGCCCCGGCCCTGCCGCTCTGCGACGTACCGTAGCTTCCGGGATCTATCATGCCGGAGTCCGTCATGGCCTCGCGCCATGATTCCGCCTTGTCCGCTATCGCCGAGTTCATAGCCTCTATACGGGCCTTCTCCTCCTCGCTTATACCGTCGGCCGCAGCGTCGGCTATGTATTCGTACAGCTCCTTGATGTCGTCCTTCAGCTCCTCGTTCACGAAACTCTCTATAAGCGCGTCCGTCACAGTCTCGCTTATGAAGTCGCCGAGTTCCTCCGTTATGTCCTCAGCGCTCCTCACCATCTCCTTGTACTTCTCCAAGAAGCCGTCCCACGTGTAGCCAGTCAGCTTCTCGTTCAGCGCGTCCGTCAGCTCCTCCAGCGTCCCCGCGCGCTCTATGTATTCCTCCACCGCACTTTTCGGGTTCTTGTGGCCGTCGCCGCTTAACAGCTTTTGCCATTCCTTCGGATTCGAGTCCCTTAGCAGCTCCATCTGCTCCGGCGTCAGGTTCCACAGGTCGCCCGTGCTGTCCACCGTTATGTTAAAGCCGTTTTTCCTGAGCGTCTCCGTGAAGGCGTCCCAGCCCTCCCAGCCGCTGCCCGGCGAGTGCTTGTTGAAGCTGCCTTTGCCGCCCAAACCGAGGAAGCCATAGCCGCTGTTCGTCCAGGCTGACGCCAGTCCCTTGATGATGTTCCGCTGGTTCTCCTCCCACTCAAGCTCCGCTTTCCGCGCGTCGTTGTAATAGTCTATGCTCTCGGCGTTCGTGTTGTCACCTTGCCCTATGCGCTCTGCAAGGCTGTCTATGCTCTCGCGCAGGTACTCGTTGCTCTCCGTCAGGCGGTTCACAGTCTCCATCACCTCCTTGTCGTTGCCGCCGAGCCACGAGCCGAGGCCGCCGAACGTAAGGGAGTCGAGGATGTTCCCCACGCCGTTGACGACTGACTGCATGGGCTTGGTTATTATGCCGCCGCTAAGCACGTCGTCAAGCACGCCGCTGACAGAGCCAAGCACAGTGTCCATGAGGCTTGACACTATTCCGCCGATGCCGTCCTGCGCCAGCATGTCGAGCAGTCCGAGCACTGCCGATATGATTTCTCCGGCAAGCCCGCTGTCGCCAAGTGCTGCAGTGAGGGTCTTGGCTGCCTCGCTGTCCTTGCCGAGGAGCGACTGGAAACCTTTTGCCAAGGCATTGCCGGCCTGGGCCGTCAGCTTGTTGTCGCCGAAAAGGCCGTCAAGCTTCATCAAGCCTTGGCCTATGCCTTGCAGGTTTCCAGAAGTCAGGCCGCGCAAGCCCTCGCCGAGATTGTCGAACATCGCCTTCGCCTCCGTAGCGGACGAGTTGAGGGCGGCCGTGGTCTCCTGTACCTGCCCGCCGAAAATCCGCACGTCCTCGGAAGCGGCGTCAAATGCCTCGTGTGCCTTGTCTACGTTTTCTTGCGCGGAGCGTATGCCCTCCTCGCCGCGGTTTTCATTGCGTGCGGTTTCAAGCTCTTTTTCAGCTTTTACGAGGTTTTCTTCGGCGGCGCGTGCAGCATCTACGGCCTTGGAGTATCTGCCCATCGCCTCCTGGTATGCCGACAGGTCGTCGGACACACGTTTGAATATGTCGCTGTCCCATGCCGTGCTGGAGCGCTCCAGTTTCTCTATCAGGGAATAAAGGATTTGCTGCTCCTCAAGGCTCGACTGTCTGAACGTGTCACTTTGAGCCATGCGGCGCAAACGGTCTATCGTCGGTTGCAGCTGGTCTTTGAACATCGTGCCGAAGTCCCCGAACACGCTGCCCCAGTCAACCTGCTGCCTGACGGCGTTTATCTCCACCTGCTGCAGGGCGCGGTCACGGCCGGCGACGAGCGACAGGCGCTCGCCCTCATTCTGTGCGTTCCTTATCTTTTCCGCGTATTCCTCTGCTATGGCCAGCTTCTGCTGCTGATAGGTGCCATATTCCTTGAGGTAGTTCCGCATGGCCCGTGCCTCCGAAGCGTACACCTCCTGTGTCTTGTGCTCCTGTTCCTTTGCGGCGTTGTCGCGCGCCTTCTGCAGCGCATCCGCCTGCTCGTCCGTCAGACCGTCCGCACCAAGCCCGACAAGTCCGGCCTCCTTGTTCTTTTTCCTGAACTCGGTCTCCTGCCTGTCTATCTCTGCAATGCGTTGTTTATAGTCGTTGTCGATTTCAGCCAGTTTCTTCTGCGTGCCGTCTTGCATCAGGGCTGTCTCGTCGTCCTGGTTCTGACGCTGCAGGGCGAGCAAGTCCTTGTCAAGGTCTTCACGGGCCTTCAGGCGTTCCTTGCCGATACGCTCTTCTTCTTTTGCGCGTCTCTCGGCCTCACGCGCCGCTTCCTTCCTTTCCTGCTCGTAGGATGCGCCCTGCGTGGTCTTTTCCACTGCGGACTGGCGTTTCAGAATTTCATCTTCATAGTCCTGCATGGTGGCCTCGTTGCGCTTGTAGTTCTCGTTATGGTGACGCCAGCGCTCTTCACGTTGGTTGAACAGTGCGATAGTATTTTTATCCAGGCCTTGGGTCTTCAGCAGTTCGTTCCATTCGTCAGCGTATTCGCTTCTCCATACAATACCTTCATCGTCCATCAGTTCTCGAAGCTGCCGGCGTCTTTCTTCCCTTTGTTGGGCGGCATTGTACGCTCCCCTGTTCCTTTGCATATAGTTGTAGTCAGCCTGCGAGCCGCGCAGCTCGTCCACGTTCTTTGACGCGAGGTCTTCCAACCTTTCCTGATAAGCCCTCGCATAGGCGGCGGACATGATGTCCTGCGTCAACTGGCGGTACGCGGCGGAGGCGTTGCCCGCCAATATGGCCTCTTGGGACAGACTGCCGAAATAAGCCGGGTACTGCGACTGCAGTTCCTTGACCGCCGCCGTCCTGTCACGCATCGACGCGTTGGCGTTCTGGGTCATGGCGTAGAGTACGCGAAGCCCCGCCGTCTCCTTTGCTGCGGATGTCCTTGCGTCGGCCATCGACTTGTTCAGCCTCTCCTGCTCGCGCCGTGTTTCCTCCAAGGCGTCCTTTGACTTGAACAGGCTGCCCACCCAGCTTGCAATCTCCTTACCGTACATGGACAGCACGGTAATGGCCACCATCAGGGCGGTCTGCCATGAGAATATTGACGATATGAGCTGCCGCCATACCGGTACAGTGCTTTGGCCTGAGGCCTTCAGTTCCTCGTTGGCCGCCTTGGCGCGCTTTATCTCGTCTGTCAATACGGGTAGGTTGTTGCTTATGGCCAGAAAGAACATATTTAGTCCCATAGTGGCCGCAGGGAGTTCCCTCGCTATCTGCTGGACGCTCATGTGCAGCCCGTTGTATTGTCGGCCGGCTTGTGCCGCACCGGCCGGGACGGTGTCCGTATTCTCCGCCGTCTCGTCAAGCTGCCGCAGCTGTTCCTGAAGCTCCTTTATCTTCGATTTCAGGGCTTCCATGGCCGAGATGTTCTTGCTTTGGTCGAGGTCGGGAACGGCAGTCTCGGCGGTTTTCTTCATTTCGGCGAGCTGCGTATTAAGTGCGGCTATGGCCGTGCTGAGGATACGCACGCGCTCGTCCGTGCCGGATGCCTTGCCCATCAGCGCGTCCAGCTTGTGCTGCATGGTCTCCAGCCCCGCACTCATGCGGTCTTTCAACAGTATCTCTATCTCTACAGGTTTTGCCATAGTCTTTCTCGCTTCGTCGTATTCGGCCCATTGGGCTTATTTGTCCTATTTGCCCATTGGGCTTAACTCTTAATTCTTCACTTCTTCAGGTTACTCTGGAAAAATCCTACTATTTCGTTCGCCTCGTCCTCCGCGCTCTTGCCGCCGTCTTTTTTGCGCACGTAGCGCGGCGCGTCCGCCAGCATCATTATCAGCGTCTGGTAGTTCACGCCCTCAAGGATGTAGCCCACGCTCCAGCCCGTCGCCGCCGCTATCTGCCATACAAACCCGAAGGGGCTATGGGACGGCTCGTACACCGTCTTTAACTCCCCTTCCTTCTTCGGCTCAGCCTCGGCTTCATCGGGTTCGTCCGCTCCGCCGACCTGATAATACTCGTAAAAGGGTCCGTACCAAGCAGCAGCACGAACTTCCGCATGCACGCCATGAGGTACCGCTGCTCCATCATGTTCCTTATCCACCATGCCGTGGGCCGCACGAGCAGCTTCCGCCATAGCCATCCGCGGCACAGGGTGTAAGCCACCATCAGGCTCAAGTCCTTGCCGTGGGCCGCGATGAAGGCCATCTCCTCCTCCTTGGTAAATTTCTCCATCTCCGCCGCAGTCACGCCCAGGCGCAGGTACACCCTCGACAGCCTTATCAGCCCGCCCAGGCGCGGCCGCCGCATCACGGCGCGCAGCCGTAGCGGCTTCTTCCGGAACGGTATGCGTACTTCCTTCAAGGGGACGGACACGCCGCCGTCAAGCAGCGCGGCCGCCCCCTCGGCCTCTATCATGCGTGCAGTCTTAGCGTCCATAAAGTTATTCGCCTGCGGTGTTGTTTACCTCGTATGTAGCTGTGTCCGGCTCTTCCGGTTTGTTCACCTTCAGCTGGCATTCTATCTTCGACACCTCCGTCAGCGTCAGCTTGCCACCCAGGTTCGCAAGGATGGTGCCGTTCGGTATCTTCATCGTCTGCCCGCTCACGAACTGGATTTCCCAAGGGCCGCGCAACTCCACGAGGTCGGTCGGGGCTTTCCAGCCGGTGTAGCTGCCCGTGCTGCCCACCAGCGTGCCGCCAAGCACGGCCTGCATGTTCTCGTAGTCCAGCTGGATGAGGTTGAATGTCGGCGCTATCGTACCGTTCTTGCTCATTATCGTCAGCACCGGAGCGTCCGGCACCTGCTCGGCATCAACGTCAATAGACTCAGGCTTCGTGCCGCCCCAGTCCCAGCTGCCCTTCTCGATGTAGCCGATTTCCTTGCTGTTGAACTTTACAACGGCTATGCCGTATATGAATTTCTTAGTTGCCATCTTTCTTTCGTTTTTGGATGAATATTGTGATTAAAATCCCTGCCAGTATTCCAGCCCCGAAACCGTAGAAAAAGATTTTAACGGGGTTCGAACGCTGTTTTACTTCTGCCTCGTACAGTCCGGCCATCTCCTCGTAGCGTTCCTTCCATACGGAGGATGTCCGCTCGTAGTATTCCACCAGGAGCTGCAGGCTGTCGCAGCTCGCGTACACTGTTATCACGTTCCTGTCACGGCTCACCGACACGCTGGCCTGGCCGCTCTTGCCGCTGTATGAGGCCAGCGGAGGAAGCCTCAGAAGGCTGTCAGCCGGTATCGCCAGCCTCACCTCCGACTTCGGCACCGTCTCCGTCCGCACCAGGCGGACTTCGCTCCTCATGCTGTCCGCCCAGCCCGTCGCCGTTTCCGTCCGGGCCGTTTCCCGCGCCGTCTTTCGGGTGCTCGCGCACCCCACGAAGCACAGGGCAATCGTCATGATGCTTGCAAGAATTGGCAGTGTCAATGGCCTTGCGAAGGCGTGCCATCTCGCGTTTCGTCGCCTGAAGGTCTTTCCTCGTCGCATTGAGTTCGTCTTTTAACGGTTCGACTATGTTGTCCACTAGTATCCGGGTGGCGTGCTCAGCGTTGTCAATCCGCACGGTCTCGGCGTCCGCCTTCGCCTTCTCGGCTTCCGCGTTGGCCTTGCGCACCGTCGCGCGGAGCGTCACTATGCCAACAACGGTCGCCAGAAGGGAGCCACCCAGTACGAAATTGAGAATTTCACTGAGTTCCATGAGATTACTTGTTTGGTGTCCTGTTTATGATTTTGCCCCGGCCTTCTTCGTTATCAGACCTATGAGCCATTGCACCAGTCCTGTGTCAGCGATTCCGTTTGCCACAAGCGAGGCACCAAAACCATACAGCAGGGCAATATACCATTCCACATCGGCCACAAATCCTGCGTCCAGCCACCACAACAGCATGGCTGCCGCCAGGCCGACCATCCAGCTTACTATCTGCGTCACCAACCCTTCCATTTTCGGGAACAGGGCCTTGATGCCTTCCGTCAGCAACACCACGCAACCGACAAACCCGGCAAACGTAGCAATCATACCGTCATAGTCCGTGCCGGTAGAAATTTCACCCGTCTGGGCAAATGCGGCTGACACTAACCCAAGTATCAGCGCAAAAAACAAAATCAGCTTTTTCATTTTAGTCATTCATTTATTGATTTATACCTATTTCTTTCAGCCATGCCTGTACGTCAAACGAAGGGCAGGCTTTCGCCGCCAGCTGGTTATGCCCTACAACCGGGATGGAGGGGAAACGCCGGCGGAAGTCTTTCACGTAGGCTTCCATCGCCTTCTTCTGCGCCGGGGTACGGGTGTCCTTGGGGGTCTTGCCGTCAGCGGCAACGCCGCCGACGTACACAACGTGCCGGGATGTGGAGTTGTACCCTTTTGCCCCGTTGGTAATCTCCCAGGGGTCTACCTGTGCGTCCTCGTTGTTGTCCACCAGGCGTTCCACCTTTCCGTCCAGGTGTATCATGTCGGTATAGCCGACCTGCTTCCAGCCTCTACCACCCTTGCTCACCGGGTCGGTGTGCCAGTGGCGGATGTCCGCCGCGCTCACCTCGCGGCCTTCAGGGGTGGCCGTACAGTGCAATACCAAACGTTTCAACTGTGCCATGCGTTATTCCTCCTGTTTGGCTTGCGTGATTGTCACTTTGGCCGTCTTGCTACTGTCAGAATTCAACGTAATGGTCAGGGTACCGCTTTTTTCACTTCCGGTGTCATTGGCTTCCGCCGAGATGGTCACGCCAGTTTCCGTTTCTTCAACGTCAAATCCGGACGGGGCCGCTCCCACGGTATATTCACCGCTGGCCGTTATGGTCACATCCTTGCTTCCACCCTCCGCCGGAATGGTCACCGTATTCGGGTCGGCCGAAATCGTCTTGGCCGCCGGCTTGAAGACGGGAGTGTCACGGCTGTCCAGTACCACCATTTCCTCGCCGAAAGCGATGTTGGTGTCCGCCTTCATCAGCATCTTGAAGAAATACAGCTCGCTGGCGTTTGAAATCTTGTCTATCTGGATGACGTTCTCGTCGTCCTGCAGGTTGACGGCGGCGAAGAGGTTGCCGTCGGAATCGGGCGAGCACAGAGTGGCCACAATCAGATCGTCAGGCCATGCGGCCAACGTCTCGATGGTAATTCCCTTGTAACGGCGTGCGTTCACGTCTGTTTCGCTTGCATTCTTGGCCTCGCGCTCGGTCAGTTCGTCATCGTACTTGTCGAAATCGTCAACGCTCATGATGATGCGCAGGTTCGGATTGTTGCGGATGGCCTTGGGTATGGCGCTTCGCACAGCTTTCAGTTTGCCCAGCATGGTTTCTTCCTCGCTGTCCACGATGATGAGTTCCGTGTCCTTGGTCATCTGGGTGAGGATGCCGTTGAACAGGTGGTCATCGTCATCGCCGTACTCCCCGTTGATGTAATGGTCGCCCAGCTCGAACTGCACCTGCTTGGCAAGCTCGGCCAGGAGTGCGTTCTGGGCTTCAGGGGGCAATTCGGCAAACACAAGGTTACCCTTGGGCTGCCATTTGCGCCAAATCTGCTCGAAGGCACGGGGATTGAATACCGTGAATGCCATGAAGTCTTTCGGGTCAAGGCTCTTCTCGTCGTAGTTGAAGTTGCCCTTCGAGTCCTCCACGCCTGGGTTCTCCTTGCGCTTCTGCAGCATCTTTCCGCTTCGCAGACGGGGAAGGCTGATTTTCTTCTCCACGCCGGGAATGACCATAATCAGCCCTTTCTCGACAATTTCGTTGCCGGTGGCGGCGAGCGTCAGAAGCTGCTCCAGTACCTCACCGCTGTAATTGGTGTTTTTTACTACTATTGCCATGTCTCTTACTTGTTAAGTTTGTCCTTGATTTCTCGCATACGCTTGTTCCAGGGGCTCTCTCCGCCCGGCTCCACCTTGATGTCCTCCATGACCTTGCGCTTCGGGGCCAGTGAGGCCAATACCTTCTTGCCTTCTTCGGGGCTTGATTTCAGGATGTTCTCGTACATGGGGCGTGTCTCGGCATTGATGCGCCCGTCGGCCTCGGCCGCATCAAGCAGGGCTTTCCGTGCCGCTTCCTCATCAGCTGCCGCCTTGTCCTCAAACTCCTGCACTCTCGCCTTCAGGGAGGCGTTCTCTTCTGCCAGACTGCCGGCACGACCTGCTTCTTGCGCATAGGCCTGGGCCTGGGCAATCACTTCTTCCTCGCTCTTGCAGTCCTTGAACGAGGGGTGCTTCCTGATGTCTTCAAGATTCATTTTGTACTTGTCTTTTTGTGGCTCGACGAGCCGGTTATTGAATAAAGTGTAAATCTGTTCCGGGGTGCTGTCCTCCGGCACAGGCTCCGCATCGTAAATGCCGTCTATGAAACCGAGGCGCAGGGCTTCGGACGCGGTGAGCCAATGGTCTTCACCGTCAAAATAGGCCGCCTTCACCTCTTCCTTTGTCATGCCGAGGCGCGAAGCGTATATGTCGCCCAGGCTGTCTTCCAGGCTCTCTATCTCCTCGATGCACTTCTGCATGTCCTTCTTGTTGCCATAGCAACCGCCGCTGACACTGTGAAGCATCAGCCGTGCGTACTTGCTCATCTCCACGGGCTTGCCGCACAAGGCTATCACGCTGGCCATGCTCGCCGCGATGCCGTCCACATATATATGCACGTCGGCCTTGCTGTTCCTGATGGCGTTGTATATGGCTATGCCGCAGTACACCTCGCCGCCGTTGCTGTTGATGCGCACGTTCACGCGGCGGCTGACCTTCTCGGCCTCCATCAGCTCGCCGGCAACACGTCCGCTTTGCACGTCGCCATAACAGTCGCCTATGTCACCGTAAAGAAATATGGTGCATACGCCTTCGCTGTCCGTCTGAATATTGAAAAACTTGCTCATTTTGTCTTTTTGAACACGGTCATGTCCGTGGTTCACGGTGCAAAAATGCAACAATTCAGCGGAATGCAAAAACCGCGTTTTCAACATGCCAGGTTGTGCCGCCATCATGGCGGCACAACCTGGCATCATGCGGAACGGCTTTCGTAAAACGGTTTTTTTATGGCAATTTTGCAGCATGATTCATATTGAAGTGTTATGACAGACTTGACAAACGCCCAGAAGAAAGAATGGGCCAAGACTTTATACCTGCGCGAAAACCTTACGCAACAGGAAATAGCCGAGAGGGTCGGGGTGTCCCGTGTCACCGTGTCAAACTGGGTGCGCTCCGGCAAGTGGGAGGAGCAAAAGGCCGGGCTTACGCTTACGCGCCAGGAGCAGGTCGCGAACCTGTACCGTCAGGTAGCGGAAATAAACCGCGCCATATCGACACGCGCCGAGGGTGAGAGGTTCCCCAGCTCCAAGGAGGCTGACATCCTTGGCAAGCTTTCCGCCGCCATCCGCAACATGGAGCAGGAAACGGGCATTGCCGACATTATCAGCGTGCTTACCGGCTTCGTCGAATGGCTGCGCCCGCTCGACCTTGACAAGGCAAAGGAGCTGACAAGGCTGGCAGACGCTTACATCAAGGACAAACTATAACCGTAGGACACATGAAACAGGCTGATAAGATAGCGCTACTGGACTGGGAGAAGTTCAAGGAGGACATCGCAAGGGCTACACCCGTTGACAAGTCCATGTCCGCACAGGACAGGGAAAAACATCGTCTTTACCTTGAACGTCACCCGGTGGAATGGATAAAGTTCTTTTTCCCGAACTACGCCAAGTATGAGTTCGCAGGGTTCCAGAAACGTGCCATACAGCGCATCCTCGCCCATGACGAATGGTTTGAGGTGTTGTCATGGAGCCGTGAGCTGGCCAAGTCTACCGTCACAATGTTCATTGTCATGTACGTCACGCTGACCGGCCGGAAAAAGAACGTCATCATGACTTCCAACAGCAGGGACAACGCGATCAGGCTGCTGGCTCCCTACCGGGTCAACCTGGAAGCGAATGGGCGCATACTGGCTTATTACGGGAAGCAGGAAGCGCCGGGTTCATGGACGGAGGACGAGTTCATCACAAAGGGAGGCGTGGCCTTCCGGGCGCTCGGCGCAGGACAGTCGCCGCGCGGTTCCCGCAATGAGGCCATCCGTCCGGACGTGCTGCTCGTGGACGACTTCGACACGGACGAGGACACCAAGAACCCGGACATCATACAGAAACGCTGGGACTGGTGGGAGAGCGCGTTATACCCGACACGTTCCATCTCGGAGGCGACGCTTATCATCTTCTGCGGAAACGTCATCGCCAAGGACTGCTGCGTTGTACGGGCCGGAAGCATGGCTGACCATTGGGACATCGTGAACATACGTGACAGGAACGGGCTTTCCACCTGGCCGGAAAAGAACTCGGAGGAGCACATAGACCGCACGCTCGCCAAAATATCCACCAAGGCGGTGCAGGGGGAATACTTCAACAACCCGGTTTCCGTCGGCGAGGTATTTGAGAACATCACCTACGGCAAGGTTCCTCCTTTGTCGAAGTTCAAGTTCCTGGTCGCATACGGCGACCCTGCGCCGGGCGAAAGCAAAGGCAAGAAAGGCAAGTCCTTCAAGGCGCTTTCGTTGCTCGGCAAGCTCGGAGAAAGGCTCTATGTCATCAAGACTTTTCTTGCCCAGGCATTGAACGCGGAATTCATCGGCTGGTATGTCAAGACGCTGGAGTTCGTGAACGGGAAGTCTACGGTATATTGCTACATGGAGAACAACAAGCTGCAAGACCCGTTCTTCCAGCAGGTGTTCAAGCCACTGGTGGCCAAAGTCCGCAAAGAGCACAAGATCGCGCTGCACATCCGGGGCGACGAGGAGAAAAAGACCGACAAGGCCACGCGCATAGAGGCCAACTTGGAACCGCTCAACAGGGAAGGCAACCTCATCCTCAACGAGGCGGAAAAGGACAATCCGCACATGAAAGAGCTGGAAGACCAGTTCAAGCTGTTCACGCTATCCCTGCGCTATCCGGCAGACGGCCCGGATGCCGTCGAGGGCGGCAACCGCATCATCGACGAACTTATGCGGAGGGCGGAGCCGCCGGTATTCAAAACCCGGAAAGACCTCCGCAGCCGTAACCGCCGAAGGCTCTGACGTTTCTTTAATTCTTCATTTTTAACTTTTAATTTTTCATTTGTATATGAGCCAATTTGTAGAACTGACAGACTATGACGCAAGCATCCACCGTGACATCCTGGACGCGCTTGTAAGGGAGGACGAGGCCGTAATCGAAGTGTGCGAGGACAGGGCCGTCGCCGAAATGCGCTGCTATTTATCCAAGCGTTACGACTGCGACAAAATCTTTTCCGCCACCGGAACAAACCGGAACCAACTCGTGCTGATGATGGTCATCGACATTGCCGTCTACCACATCTTCTGCATCCACAACCCGCAGAAGCTCTCACAGATACGGAAAGACCGGTATGAACGAGCCGTGGAATGGATGAAGGCGGTGGCCGCCGAGGAAATCTCCATTGAGGGGGCACCGCTGCTGCCGGAGGAGGAACGGGCTGGCAAATCCTCGTTCCGCATACAAAGCAATCCTAAAAGAGTAAACCATTGGTAAAGTTATGAACAAGAGAAAGAACAGAAACAAACGGGGGATTATCACCGTGGGAGGCAACCTCATGGCACCCGGACAGAAACGGCCGAACGTCATCGTGCTCACGCAGCCCAAACGTTTCGGACTGGACATAGCGGACTACATGGCAGCCATACGGGCTGCCGAGAACGTGGATTTCTCACGGCGTTACAAACTGTACGACCTGTATTCGGACATTCTCATGGACACGCACCTTTCCTGCGTGATGGAAAAGCGCAAGAATGCGGTGCTGTGCTCCGAAATAGAGTTCCAGAGGAACGGGAAACCGGACAAGGCGGTGAACGAACAGATACGCTCCCCGTGGTTCAACAGGCTGGTGGGGGACATCATCGACGCCAAGTTCTGGGGCTTCACGCTCTGCCAGTTCTACAAGGAAGGTGAATGGGCGGACTACGACCTTATCCCGCGCAAGCACGTTGACCCCATAAAGAAGCTGATCCTCCGGCACCAGACGGACATGACAGGACTTCCCTGGGACAATTATACGGACTTGCTGTTTGTCGGCAGTCCTGACGACCTGGGGCTGCTGGCCAAGGCGGCACCGTGGGTCATCTACAAGCGGAACACCACGGGTGACTGGTCGCAGTTCTCCGAGGTGTTCGGCATGCCCATACAGGAGTATATCTACGACTCGGACGACGAGGAGTCCAGGCAAAGGGCGATGGAGGATGCAGCCAATGCCGGAAGCCTCGCACAGTTCTTCCACGCCAAGGACACGGAGTTCAAGCTGACGGAAGCCGGGAACAAGACAGGCTCTGTGGACGTGTACGAGCATCTTTGCGAACGGTGCAATAACGAGATTTCAAAGCTCGTGCTCGGCAATACGCTGACCACGGAGTCGTCGGAAAACGGCACGCAGGCACTTGGAACCGTACACAAGAAGGTGGAGGACAAGGTGGCACAGGCAGACAAAAGGTATGTCCTGGACGTACTCAACTATGACATGGCCGACATATTCGCACGCATCGGCATCAATACGGCCGGCGGCGAGTTCTGCTTCCCGGAGAAAAAGGACATCGACCCCACTTCAAAGACTAATATTCTCACACAGCTGAAAACGAGCTTCAACCTGCCGGTGTCGGACGATTACCTGTACGAGGAATTCGGCATTGAAAAGCCTGCCAACTACGAACAGATGAAGAAGGAGCAGGAGGATGAACGGACAAGGAAGGAGGTCGCTGCAGCGCAAATCCGCAAACAGGAGGAGGATGAAAAGAATACGGACGAGGACGGCAGCGGCAAGGAGACGGAACCCACGCCCGCACAGAAAAAATCCTTCCGAAACTGGCTGGCCAGTTTTTTCGGGAAAGCCCCGTCAGATGGCGGGGCAGCTTTAGACTGGTAGTCGATGAACTCTACGGGGCCAAGGACGGCGATGTATCCACCGGCTTTGAATTTTCCGACGAGGTGCTCAAGCGTGCCCTCCTCAACATTTACAGCAAAGACTTCCACCCGGCCACGGATATTGAGGTCAACCTGTTCGGCGAGATATGGGCGAAGATGAACGAAGCGGCCCGGAAAGGATTCAGCAAATCGAAAGCCGCAGACCCAGACGATGATTTCAGGAATGCCATACTCCGGAACAATGCCGTGTTTTCGGCGTTCAAGGTACACCGGATGCAGAACGACATGGCACGTCTGTTGCTGGATTCGGACGGCAATCTAAAACCGTTCGAACAATGGCGGAAAGAGGTTATGCCCATCGCATCCCATCAGGTGGGCACGTGGCTACGCACGGAATACGACACGGCGGTCATACGCGCCCACCAGGCGGCCGACTGGCGACAGTTCGAGCGCGAGAAAGACATCCTGCCCAACCTGCGCTGGATGCCCTCCACGTCCGTGCATCCGGGAGCAGACCACAAGAGGTTCTGGGGAACAGTCCGCCCTATCGATGATTCCTTCTGGAATGAGCACCGCCCAGGCGACCGGTGGAACTGCAAATGCGGCCTGTCGTCCACGGACGACCCGGCCACTCCCGTTCCAAGCTCCACAGACAAGGACAACCCGCAGCCCGGACTGGAAAACAATCCGGGAAAGGATGCCAAACTTTTTTCCGACAAGCATCCGTATCAGAAAGAAGCGCATAAGGGTTCCAAAAAGGCAGTTGACAGGCTGACGGCGCGCATTGATGAAATGATAGCGGAAATGCCGGACAATCTTACCGGTGAGGAGAAAATGGCTATCGCCAAGAATAATCTCGAGATTGAAAAGGCTCTCAAAATCACAAAAGGGAAGCCGATGGATGTGGATAAAGCCGACAAGCAAAATGCCAATCCGAAGTTCACTGAAAAATTCATTTCTGACCCCAAAGGTGCTTACATTGACAGAAGGACGAAGGAGAGATTCAGCCTCAATCCCAATTACAATGAGCAATATAGCGTAAACTGCCAGACCTGCGCCCCGGCCTATGCACTGCGGTTAAGAGGATTCGGTGTTACGGCAAAAGGGAGAACGCCCGGCTCAAAACTCGAATACTTGAGTAACGGACGTGCTTTCGAGGTCTGGAAAAACATTGACGGGACACCAGCCAAGCATACCAGTATAAATGACTGGCTTGCAGATAAAGGGTACAAAAAAATGACTTCAAAAAGATATATGGAGTTTTTCAATGAAGTCTGCAAGGATGAAGGAGTTTATGAGTTGAGTATCGGGTGGAAAAGCGGAGGTGGACATGCAACCATTCTGCAACGGTTCAAAAACGGAGAACTCAAATATATAGAACCCCAGAAAGACAATTCGAAGGGATCAAAGGACGAGTGGAAAGATGTCAAATACTTATGTGACAACGGGGCATCAAGCTCACACAGATGCAGGGGAATAATGCGGATAGACAACAAGCTATTCGACATCTCCTTCGTCAGCATCTTTGATAAATAAGTTGATAGTATCCAATGCTTCAAATCCGGTAATGGTGAAGACAGAGCCGTTCTCATATTGGAATACGAATGGGAAACCCGTACACGAATCTTCCGGGAACTTGAACACGTAATAATCCGCTCCTTCATAGTTACCAAGGTACTCGAAGGAATCGCCGTATTGCTCAATAAGCTGACGGGCCTCGTTCTTTACTTGTTCCGGTATATTCATAACGCATAACAGGCATGATTGTATGCCTCGGTTGCAAAGTTACAAATTATTCTTGAATTACTGTTGATTATGGACATAAAAGATTTCGCGAAATTGATAGAGCGTAAACGCAAGGAACTGGATACGATCATGCGGCGTAGGATGCCGGTCATTGCCGGGCGGATGGCAAAAGACCATTTCCAGGACAACTTCCGCAGGGGCGGTTTTGTCAATAGCGGCCTGCACCCTTGGCAGAAAGCAAAGAGACTGTCATCAGGAGGCACTGACGCCGCGAGCCAATACGGCACTCTGCTTTCCGGACGCAACCATCTTTTCAACTCCATCAAGTACATGCCATCCGACTACCGGGTCACCGTCGCCAACGAACTTGTATATGCCCCTATACACAACTGGGGCGGTACGGTGTCCGTGAGCGTGACTAACCGCATGAGGCGCTTCGCTTGGGCGAAGTTTTACAAGGCTTCAGGGCGTGCAAGAAAAGCCGCCACAGGGCAAAAGAATGGCCGTAACATGGCTTCCAGAAAACGTCCACCCAATCAGCAGGCTTCTTTCTGGAAAGGCCTTGCGCTCACAAAGAAAAAGAAGCTTAACATACGCATTCCACAACGCCAGTTCCTCGGCGAGAGCAACGAACTCACCGAGAAAATAAATGAGCGGATAGAAAAGGAAATACGCAATATTCTAAACGGGTAACCGTCTTAAAAACTTAAAATCATGGAAGAGGTATTTATCAACATCATGGAGCAAATCGCCCGTGAAATGCCGGAACTGTCCCTAATAGATGAGGACTACGGCCAACTTGAAATGGGAGCCGATGAAGACCACTACCCGGTCACGTTCCCGTGTGTGTTAATAGGAAATGTCGATTCAGAATGGCACGACCTTGGCTACGGGGCGCAGAACAGCGAATCGCTCATCACCGTCCGCCTTGCCATCGACTGTTACGACGACACACATTATTCATCGGGAACATACGACAAGACTAAGCAGCGGCAGGAGTTCGCCAAAAAACTGTACAAGACGCTGCAATGTATGCAATTTTCCGACAACTCCTCACCGCTTGTCAGGAAAAAAAGCCGTGACTATGCGCTGCCGGGATATATAAAAGTCTACGAGTTCACCTTCTCGTTTACATTCCATGACGAGGCGGCAATGGAAGGATAAACGTTACAATGTGAGGAACAACTCCAACTGCGCGGCCGTTAGCCTCGGCTTCCTCACTTTCGGCAAAGGTTTCACCTGTCTTGCCGAACCGTCGCGTGTCTTGCGCCTTATGATGGCCATGATACGCTCTTCGGATATGAAGAACTCGCGCTCAGACAGTATTCGCAAGGCATCGTCGAAACGCAGTCGTTGCTCTTCCGTCCAGTAATAATACCGGCGGCACAACGCCTCGTCACGAAGCCTTATCAGTTTTTTGTTCCTTCCCTTGCTCATTGTATTTGCAAAGATAGCAAAAAGCCCCCGAAATACAATCGTTTCGGAGGCTTTTTGGTGCTTGTTTACAGCTTTTTACGCCTCACAGTCGGCAAAAACTTGGCTCAATCCGCGTCCATACGCCGTTTTCTGGGTTGCGACGCCAGAAGTAGAAGTTCCTTGCATTGCGCTGCACTACGTTGGCCTCCTTGAACAGGCGCATGATGTCGGCGTACTCACCGTCGAACTTGTCCTCCAACTCGTACAGCTTCGATATGCTCTTGTAGTCCAGGTCGCCCATCTTGTTACGCTCCAGCAGCGTCATCGCCATCTGGTACATCGGGTCGTCCGCGCCCTTGTCGCTGCGCTGCATGTAGCGTTTAAGGTAGTCGATTAAACGCTCGGCCGCCATGTCGGCGCGCTCGTCAAAGCCCTTCACCTTGTTGCCCTTCACCTCCAGCTTGAAGTCGCCGTCTACAACGGTGTAGGTCATCTGCTCGCCGTTTTTCACCTGCCCGTACTCCTTCATCACGCCGGTGAAGCCGTCCACTTCCTCCTCGAGCCATTTCTTGAAGCCGCGCACGTCGTCCACCAAGGCTTCCACCTTGGCCTTCACCTCGTGAAGGAACTCGCCGCGCAGGGCTTCGTATGCCTCGCGCCGGGCTATGCGGTCGTCCTTCTCCTCCTGCTGCAACCGGGCCAGCAGTTCCGCCCTCTGTTCCTTGCTCATGGACTTTATGTCCACATTCAAAATGTCCTTTTCCATATTGTTTCTCGTTTTTTAGATTAATCACTGATGAATTTGTCACTCTCCAAAAGGTCGGCAAACGCCTTGTCACGCTCGGCCTTCGTACTGTACTTTCCAAGGGTCATCCAAGCTCCATTGTCCCCTACGCTGATTTTTATCCTCGGCACAGGGTAGTCGTCCTTGCGGACAATGGAAAATCCGGCCTTCTTCAACTTGTTTTGGTCATTGATGTTCATTTTGTCTCGTTTTTGTTGTCTTTCTTTCTCCTTATGGCATGGAGCTTCGTCAGCAGCGCGTCCAGCCCGTCTCCGTCAATCTCCCTGAACGCCATGCCGGCTATGCGCTTGTCTTGACAGAATTTGTCAACCTTGCCCCAGTCGGCCGTGTCGACGCCAAGCAGCTGCATCTGGTGAAGCACCGCGCTGCGCTTCCGGCGCATTTCGCGCCGCCATGCCTCGCGCCTATCGTCATAACCGGCCACACGCTCCATCTCCGTGCACATGCTGCCGTATTCCGCCGCCGTCATCAGGTGTAGGTGCGATGTCCGGCCGTTAGTGAACTGCAGCACCAGCGTCTCCTTGTCTGCGCCTGCCAGCTTGCCAAGCAGTGCGTAGAACCGGGCGTAATTGTCAACGCCCATCGCCGCCCTCCTCCTTCCTGTACTTTATGTATGCCTCCCTCGACACGTCGAGCACGGTGGGCAAGTCCCATTTCAGGCCGTCAACCGGCAGCATCGGAACGCCGTCCATGCAGACGAACACCTCGCCGCCGAACTCGCGCACCTGCACCGCGCGCCTCGCGTCCATCACCATGCGGCATTCGGCCGCCGCCTTCTTTTTCTCTGCGCGTTGCCTGCGCGTTTCGCGCAGCCACGCCGACAGTCTTTCATACATCTCTTTCATTTTTGCCTCCTCAACTTAACAATGTGATTTCAAACAATACCTTTATGCCGCAGGAACTGGCCACGTCAAGCTCCAGCTTCGCGCCTTTGCTCAGCTCCCAGCCCTTCAGCATGTAGATGTAGCCGCAGCCGAGCAGCAGGGCGATGTCCGCCCTCATGTGCTCACGCCAGTGCGCCTCTTCCGGCAAGCCGTTCTTGAACGGGTTGACAGGCTCGAAGCCCATCCGGCGCAGCAGCTTCTCTGCGTCGGCGAACGCCGTCTTGCGCTCGCTGATGTCATGGTGCGCTATGGCACCGCTGATATACACTCTCTTATTCATGTCCTCCTTGTTTTCGGTTCTCCAAATGCCTTCTGTAACGTTCGGGCACCACCACCGCGTAGTTGCACAGGCGGCAACAGCGCCCCTCTTCCTTCACCAGGTAAGGATTGTACCCGTACCCGGTGAACTTCATGCCGCAAATGCAGCAAGCCGTCTCTTTGTTGTTCTTTTCCATCATTTCAAGTCCTTTATGTTTACCTTGCACGACGGGTGCCACTGCCGTATGCGGCTGGCGAATATCACGTCGCGCGTCTCTATCACTATGTGCCCCTTGGTCTTCGCCTTGCGCAACCGCAGGTCGCTCTCTACACCGCGTTCCGCCCAGTCCTCAACCACAGCCGCAGCCTCGTCCTTTGCCAGCAGCAGCTGGTACAGTTTATTCTCCCATTCCATCTTCCCGTATTTTGTCGTCCGTCAATGCCTTGGAGGCACCCTCCTCCCATATCACGTATGGCTCGCCAGGACGTTCCATGAAACGGCTCTTGCACCATGCCTTGAAACAGCTCACCATGATTTTCACGTCTGCGTCGTATTCCACTTTCTTGGCTGTCCTGCCAGCCGGGTGCATTCCCTCGGCGTGGCTGATGAAGATGAACAACTTTTTTGGGTGGCGTTCCTTGAACTCCTTGTATTCCGGGTAGCTCAAGCCGCTGTACTGGAAGCTGTCTATTATCACCACGCCGGGACTGCCCCTGCGCTTCAGCCGCTCCTCCAGCTGCCCCATCGGTTCGCGGTCGAGGATAATAAGGCGTTTCTTCACCTCGTCCATCTTGTGGCGTTTCAGGGAGAGCTGGAATGATAGCCCGGTGCTTTCCTCAAGGCTGTCGTATATCACCTTGCCGAACGAGCAGAGATACTTGGCCAGCTGCATCACGAACGAACTTTTGCCGTTGCCGCTCGCGCCCCACACTATCCACACGCCGCTCCTCGCCGGCCGCCCGATGGAGGCGAGCCACGGCCCGGTGAACTCGTAGCGCGGTATTTTCATGTTTAGCACTTCCTTTGGGCTGTATGCTCGTTTCAGTCTCATGGTTTTGCCCCTTTCTTAAGCTCGGCGACAAGGGCGTCCGCAGCGGCCACGGCCTTTTCCGCCATGTACTCGTCGGTCAACACGCTGTCCGCCCAGCTTCTTGAGAACACCTCCTTGGCAATCTCGTACCGCCGCCGCTCCCAGTCCGGCTCGTTCATCCTTTTCAGTTCACGGTGTATGCCGATGACGGCATTCATCGCGTCCATCTCAATCTTTGTCATCATGCTTGTGTCCTCCTCATTTTTTCTATTTCCGTATATACCCTGCGCAGGCCTCCGCCCGTGGCGTTCACTATCCGGGCGATGTCCGAGCCTTCCGGGGCGTTCACCTTGGCCACGATGGCGGCCTGAGCCTTCAGGAACTTCTCGCGCTCTTTCGCGTCGTCGGGCGTCACCTTGCTGTACGTGTCGCCGTAACGGCTCAACATCTCGGTATAACCCACCTTCTTGCCCTCGATGGCGCGGTTGATTTTCTCCTTAAGGCCGTCCGCGCCCATCATGTACCATGCGCAGCAGCGTTCCGTGGCGTTCCACAGGGCCTTCAGCTCGAGGAAGGCTTCATATTGCAAATCTCCCGCCTCGTCCAGCACGACAAGCGGAGTGTCTATCGTGCGCAGGTAGGCCACGAGGTCTTCGTACACGTCGGAGTAGCGTCCGTAGCTGCCAACGCCGAACTCCTTGGCGATATAACGTATCAGCTTCAGCTTCGTCTTCACCTGCGAGCAGTCCACGTACACGGCGTTCCTGTGCTGCTTCACGTAGGCCTTTGCCGTGAAGGTCTTGCCGATGTTCGGCATGTCGCACAGAATGGCACTCAGGCCGCTGTCCTGGCACGCCTCCAGCTGCTTGCTGATGAACACGTAGGTCGGGGTCTTGGCGGCCGTCCACGGCATTTCCATGCGCAACTGCACGCCAAGCCTCCGGGCTATGCCCACCCAGTTGGCGTCGCTCACCTGTTTTTCGTAGTTCCCTTTCTTTATGGCGTTGTACACGCTCGCCGCTATGCCCAGCGCCGTCGCGTGGCGGTTGTCGCTGGGGTAGTTCTCGCGGTCGGAGGCTATCGCCCCCGCAATCCGCTGTTTCACTTCGTTCGTTATTTCCATGATTATGCTGTTTTTATGTCGTTTTAATACCTTTAGATTTTCGCCACGGCGTCGGCCTCATAATGTGCCACGTCCAGGTATGCTGAATAGTCGTCATCGTCCGTGCGCGGGCTTATTTCCACCGCCTCCGCCTTGATGTCCGCTATCTCCTTTGCCTCCGCTTTCTTCATTATGCCGACCTTCCTTATCTTGCCGTCCTTCATCATCTTGTCGAACTTGGCCACATATTTCGCCTGTTCGGTGTAGGCGGCCCTGTCGGCTTCGGTCTGCTCGGCCGTGGCTTCGTTGTAGCGCGTCACGGGCTTGCAGGTGGCGATATACCGTCCGTGCTGGTAGATGTACACCTCGCCGATGTTCCCGCCCCCGTCGGGCAGGTAATAGGCTTCCACCTTGTAGTTCCTCGGCTCCAGCCTGGCTATGGTTTCAGGGTCGGGCAGCACGAAGTTGTTGTACTGCACCGTCAGGTAGCTGTTGTTGCGTATGGTGGTGTCGGTGCGGAAACCGATGTACCGGTAAAGCACGGCCTTGTCCCAAGGCGCGAGGTTCGGGTTCTGACGGGCGCAGAGCACGTCCCATCTCGTCATGCCGGGGTATTTCTTCTGGTTCGGGTGCAGTTGGCTGTTATACTCGCCGATGGCGCGTATGTCGTCGGCCACAAGCTCGTCGTAGGTATAGCTCTTCACCTTGTAGGTGTTGTTCTTCTCGTCGTACACTTTCTCCTCCTTCGGCCTGTTGGCCTCCAGCCTTGCGTACCATCGTCCTATGCCCGCCTGGGTGCGTTTCTCCACGCCGTACTTCTTCGCTCTGTTGAAATGCTCGGCGCGTTTCTCGCGCGAGTTGCCGGGGTTGCACCAGCGTATCAGGGGAAACACCGTGCCGGCCTGCATCAGCCCGTCGGCGAAGTCGCTCACAAGGTGGTGCTCCACCTCCAGCTCGGCAGGGATGTACATTCCGTTCCGGTCGAGCGTCCTGAACATGTTCCTCATGCAGTCAAGGAACAGCTCGGCGGTCTTCAGCCTGTTGTAGGCGTAGCCCACCACCGCGCCGCTCACCACATCGTAGGCATAGTAGGCTTTCACCCTGTTGCCGTCCTTCATCGGGCGCGGCAGGTCGCGGTCGTCGAGCGAAATCTTGCTGAGCGACCATTCGGCCACATGGCGCAGGTGGTACGGGCGGTAGGCGTTGTTGAAATCCCACTGGCTCATGTGCAGCTTCGCGCGGAGAGCCTTGTTCTGCGGATTGTTCAGGTAAGCCGCCACCGTGGCCGGACTCAGCACTATCGGGTTGCCGTCCTTGTCGGTGAAGTCCGCAGGGTCGAGCACCTCGCCGGTCTCCGGGTCGTACAGCTCAAGGTCGCCTTGCACGAACATGTTGTACTGCTCCCACACAGTGGTGTTGAACGGCTGTTCCGGCTGGCCGTCTATCGCCAGCAGCAGCCTCTCGATGCCGTATGTCACCTTCCGCCTGTTCTGGTTCATGAACTTTCCGCTTATCAGGCTTTCGTAGCCTTTCGTCCTGAAGTCGCTCACCTTGCGCTTGAAGCGGTTGGCGCTCATCGGCAGCGTGTGCCCGAACTCCGTCTGGTAATAACTGATGGCCCCGGCCATCTCGCCCCAGTTCACCGGGCCGCCCTTCATCGCCTTGCGCATCAGCACCGTGTCCTCCATCACCGCCAACACGGCCTCTATCACCGACGCGTTCACCGTGTACTCCTGTATGTGTTCCGGCGGCAGCGCGTCGCCGTTCTCGAAGCGGAACTTCGTGTAGAACTCCATCGCCTTCGCGTCGACGCGGTAGTGGCTGCCGAACCAGTTTTTCAGTATGTCCTCTTTCATGTCTCCGTATTTTAACTTTATCTTCTCTTGAAAACGCAGGGGGATTGTCGCTATCTCCACGAGTGCGTAATTGCCTTTACCCTTGCCTTGACGTACTATGTTTATTTGGCCTCTTGCCGATAATTGTTTATAGTTTGGCTCCGACATTATTGGAGCAAGCTCTTCTTCGGAAAGCATCGACGGGTGCAAGCCCTTCAGCGCCCTGCTCCTGCTGTAGTCCGCCTTACCGTCCACTACCGTGGGGCGGTCGTCATACGTCAGGTCATGGTGGGATATGCACAGTATCTTTCCATAATACTCCATCGCCCATTGCCTTACAACGCCGCCGCCATCAGCTGCACCTCGCCCTGGAGCTGCATGAACTCCGGCACGTCCAGCCCGGCGTGGCTTTCCCTGCATTCGCCGTCAACATACACCCTGGTCTCGCCCGTCTTGCGGTCGTACACCATCTTCACCCTCGGTCCGAACGTCTGCTCCACCGTCCTGTCAACCTCATTATGTATGGTCTCGCACTCCGGCACGTAGCCGTCCACCAGCTTGCCGCCGCGCTTCAGCGCCAGCGTCCTTATCTTCCGCGCCTGGTCGCTGTCACGCTTGAAAGTCAGCGCACGCCATACGGCCTGCTGTGTGCATCCAAACGCCTTCATAAGGAAATGCTTTGTCTCCTTGTCTGTCAAAATCTGCTTGCTCATATCCGTATCCGTTTATTTGGTTTCACCATTGCCGAGCCGTGTGCCTTTCGCCAACTCAGCGCATATCACCTGCAACGCCTCCTCGCACATGCACGAAAGGTTCTCCACCGTGCGCACGGCGTCGCTGTCGTCCATCTCGTCGTATTTCATGAACCTGTTGGCCAGCCCTATCGCCTGGTCGGCAACCACTTGCGTGTGCGTCACGCAGCCCACGAGCGTCATCAGCTTGTGACGCCACTGTTCCTTCAACTTCTCGTTGTCCTGTCTCTTTGCCATAACTCTTAATTTTTTAATTCTTAACTCTCAATTGCTTCGTGGGGCGCGGGGAGTCGAACCCCGACGGCTGTCCTACGCTTTCGATTTTCCAACTTTCCGGCCGCGCCTGCCGCCCCTTGCCCGTCTTTCCGGGCCGCCTGTTATCCGGCAACCTTCTTACCGCATTTGTCTTTTGTATGCCATACATAGGCGTGTTCATAATCGTCCTGCCTTGACATTCCTCTTATCGTCATGCCGCCGCCTCTTATCGTCCAGTCGCAATCATACGGGCAACTTTCCACATATCCCCTTATCAGGTCTTTCACGTGCGTCAGCGTGCAGCCCTTGAACTCCCAGCGGCACACCCTGCCGTCCGTGGCGGTCAGCATCACCGCCCAAACATCGTTCCTGCACATAGTCGTGTTCATTTTTCAACACCTCCATCTTTTATGCGGTACAGCATGGATTGGAAACTCTTTATCGTTTCCTGCTTTACCTCCAGCTCCAGCATGTGAGCGATGTTGAATGAGGCATTTGTATTGTGGCTTTGTATCGAGCCAAATACAAGGTCGTCCGTGAAATGCTCCACCGTGTGGTTCAACCATCCGAGCGTTTCGCACAAACTGCCACCGTTTACCACCTTTTGAAGCTCGCGGTATATCTTCAGCCGGAGCTGCACCTTGTACATATCTTCCGAATGCCAACAGAAAAAGTGCTCATAATCCTCGTTCATGTCCCTGGCATACTCATCGGCTTCTTCTACGCAGTGGCTTATCCGCGCTCTAACCTGGCTGGCAATCATGTCTAAGCATTCCTTTACTGCATTCTCGTTTTCCATTTTCTCACTTATTTTATTCGTTAATATTCCGTTATAATGGGCTTCAAACTGCATCCGTAACAGTTTACCAGCCTTTCCTTCAGCCGTTCCACATAAAACTCAGGAGCTGTAAACACAATGCCGTCTTCCTCGCTGTAGCTGAAGCTCACGCCGTCCATTATCAGAAGCATGGCAACCTTGTGCTTCACGCTCTGCGTTTTCCACTCCTTAATCTCGTCGTTCATATTCTTTAATCTTGAAAATTCGTTAATCTCGGCCTTTTTCATTATCTTTGGCCGCTGGTTATTTATTAACCACGATGCAAAGATACAGTATTCTGTACAATAAACCAAATTATTTGAGCTAAATATTTCAATATTCTGTATTATGTGTGCAAAAAATGAGTTATCGGCTCGCTTCATTGCGGCTTACGAGGCATTGATAGATAGCAAGAAGGTTACTGACAAACGCGACTTTGCCCTCAAAATAGGTATTAGCCCTTCTATGGTGACTGAAATATCCAAAGGCCGAAGCAATGTTGGGACCTTAGCAATACAGAATATTGTATCTATATTTAATATAGACGCAGACTGGCTACTAACTGGCAGAGGGAAAATGCTCAAATCTCCCAGTTCTCCCAGGACTCCCCAAACACCCGTTAAGCCTCACCACGAGCAGGAGGCCATACCGCTTGCTGAAATAAATGAGGCAAGCAATATAAAACCCATACCACTTGTCACTGAAACTGCCGCTGCAGGGTTCGGCAACGAATACTTCTCCATAGCAGAAAAGGACGTGAAAGAGTATTACGTCATCCCCAAGTTCCGATTTTGCCGCGTGGACTTCATGATTGAAGTTTCCGGTCTCTCAATGTACCCACACTTCAATCCCGGCGATGTCATCGCCTGCACGATACTCCACGACAGAAAGTTCCTGCAATGGAATAAGTGCCACGTCATCGCAACGCGCGAGCAAGGCATTCTCGTGAAACGGCTCATGCCAAGCAAGCACGAAGGATGCTTCACGGCCATATCCGACAACAAGGATTATCCGCCCTTCGATATCCCTGTAGAAGAAATAACTGGCATAGCACTCGTGGTGGGGTCTGTCAGCCTCGAATGATATTAAGCACTGGTCGCACGCAAGCACGCGCAATGAGTACACAAAGGCGCACGCACACCTTTGTGAAGGTGTTTCAAGCATGAAAACTCACGGAAAACACTGTCTATCAGGCATATTCGCACTTATATAATAAGGAGTAAGCACAATAAAAGTGTCGTTTTTCCTCGCCGAAAACGTGGAAAAACGGCACTTGCTTGCATACTTTGTCGGGTTTCCTATTTCGGGCGTACACTCAAAAAAGCGGTTTTGTAACCCTAAATGTAACCCTAAACTTCGTAAAGTTGTAACCCTAAACAGTAACCCTAATTGTAACCCTAAATCAAAACGGACACAAAAAAGGGGGCATCGCGCCCCCTCGTCAGCATTCATGGAAATAACGCCCGAAAACATTTCTAACGGCGTTATTTTATCATACTAACCATCATCCCGCCTGCCGCCTGAAATAAGCTGAGACTGCTTGATAATGGCCTTTTTAGTGCATACAGTTCCGTTTCCGGCCAGGCCGGCGTGCAGCAGGTAGTTCTTTGTCGCCCCGACCTGTTCCGCCGTCAAAACCGTATAAACGGCCGAAATGGAGCTGAAATACCAGTCCTTACGCTTTGTTCCGTCTATGTTATGCAGTAAATGCACATGAATAACCTTCGCCATATCGTATCTTTTACGACTGCAAATATACTAAATAATAATTATTTGGAAGAAAATCAATAAAACAAAATAAAGAAAGGCCACAAAAAACGACCATACAACCGTCGAACCATCAGTATCGATAAATAACCATGGCAGCCCTGATGGAGCGGACACAGGCCATGAAAAACACGTCTGAAGCCCAATTACAGCGGTATCTGAACCTCGATGTAAAGATATGAAGCCAGAATAAGCTTCGATACCCCATGAAATGTAAAGCAGATGTAAGCCAATGTAAAGCAGAAAAACCGCTTCGAATTATTTGCACCTTTCAGTCCATTGTCCGTAACTACCTATAAGCAAACAACTTACGCTACAACCTCACCATATATGGAAAAACCGCTTCGTTCTACGCCCCATATATCAATACACAACCGACATCAGCCGTAACAATAACGGCTGACACCGGCAACACAGCATCAACAACAGCCAGCTATTTATTATTTATACGCCAAGCTATAAGCCACAACGTACAAAAAATGTAAACCGCAACATGCACGTGCCCACAACCATGCAGACAACACTGCTGCCTGTGTACGCCCAACATGCTTATTCATAAGAAACAAAAACCCACAGCCCACCCATTTCTTTCGATTGCAAACAATATCTTACCCCAAAACAAAACCTATCGCTTCTTCTCAGCATAAGCTTATCATTATGCAAATAACAAAGCTCCGCAACATACGGATATAATCACAGAAACTGCCTCAACGGCATCATTATCCTGCCCATATTGTCTGAAATCAAGAAATTACACCATGACATCACCTAACCAAAAGTCCAATTAAGTCTTATATTTCCTAAAAAATATTTTCTTAATGCTGACTCATTTTTTATCTGTCTCTTATACACATCTCCGAGCCCACGAGAC